TCTGTCCAGATGCGTCGATATGTCATAGGGCCACATAGGCCATCAGGAGATATCCCAGCCGTGCGTTGCCATTTTTTTATTGCCCTGACGAGTTGTTCGTCAAAATATTTTTGACCAAACCACGACGGATCCCAGCCTAAATTTTTAGCCGATGATTCATTATAAAAATTCTTATCAATACCCATGTTTTCTTCTTTGGTGTGTTGGACAGGTTGCTTGTTACTACCTTGTAAATAGTCCCAAAACGTAATTATCCAATACCAAATTAAACGTATTGCCTCTAACATTTACTTCCTCTATCATAGACTTGTCTACTATTAACCAACTATCTTCACTAAGGGAGTCGGCAAACCTTACTTCTGAGTCCCACGATTTGACTTTAACACAGACATGCCTGGCCTCCTCTTTCTTAAAATCAGCCGGAAGCAGGATTCCGCTATCGGTCTGCGGCTGTTTATCTGGCTCTACATCAATATGAACATATCGATTTAATGGTTTAAATTGCATTTTTTCTCCTATAATGTGCAAGTGTCGTTAGAGCAGAACTTTGTTCCAGCGCCCTCTTCTTCAGTATCAATGCGCGTGATCGGTGTTATGTTTTTGATCAGCTTCTCGTACTGTTCTTTGGGAATCGGCTCGTATGGTGCCTGCTCGTAACCAGTTTCTTCGTATCTCAAAAAAGAAACAGCTTTAAGTCTTGATTCGTACATCTCTAAGGCGTCCTTAATGTTGTCAGCTTCTTCTGGTTTGAATGTTACTGTAATCGAAACAGAATTATCAGCCCAATAGTGTTGATACTGTGCTGCTATTTCAAGCTGTTCCCACATATTGACATCTCTCTTCCCCTTTATAAAATATGGCTCATGTACTGGGAACTCAACGCAAACTGTGTTGGGTGAATAAACATCATCTTCAATAGCATAGCCCGCGCGCTTGAGCGGTTCAACTAATCGCGAGTCTTTTGAAAATCGAATTCTCCGAATATAATATTCATCTTCTGGAAAGTGAATCCCAGGTGTGGAGCCATTAAGAAGAGAGACTGTTCCCGATGGCTTAATTGACGTAGTGCGGATCGACTTGGGGATGCAGAGCCAGTTTGAATATTCCTCATCTAAATCTTGGATAAACTCATAAGCTTTGTCACACCACTTGTACATCTCTCTACGACCGTGTTTATTGAAAGCCTGTACCACTCCAGATTGAGATAGCCCAATCCGACGGTTTTTAAGCATTTTAGCGTTTGTTTCTGGCCAATGTGTATTGGAAAGTGTAATTGTTTTTCCGTAAAGATACGCTAGCTTGAGAGTGCGGAGATAATCCTCTAAATTGTCGTGCTTAGCAGGGAATGTCTCTACCAAACAACAAAGCTCTGCATCCTCTAGTTGTTGTTCAACACAAGGGTTGAAACCAGCAACATTAACATCGTCTAGTCTTTCTCCGTCCTTAAATCGACCACGAGTTCGAGCATTATCGAGCCAGATGTAGCCTGGTTCTCCGTTCTTTTGTGACTGTGCTGCGTGCCAAGTATAATCCATACCCACAAGAGCATTAAAGGAGTTATTGGAACCCCAGCGGTGATGTCTGAGTTTCTCAGAATCGTTTTTCATCTCTAAGTAATGAGTGTCGTCATGACGCCCCATCGCAAGAGCAGCTGAACGGCGAACATTACCAGCCACAACACAGCGGCCAATAAGGTTTTCGGTATCAACAATATCTACTGATGAGATCGGTTCACCGACCTTTTTAGAATATAATTCGATTATGCTCTCATGTAATTCTTTAAGTGGTCCGTGACCAGAAGATGTGCCTCCAAATCCTTTGATTTCAGCGCCTTCGGGCCTAATTGCTGAGTAGTCGAATTTCGGTACCCTAGCTCCGAATAGAAATCCATCCAGTAGTGCATGCACAGAATCCACCCAGCCTTCGCGCGAATCATCAATAATTAATGTATCATTGGTGTATTGCGGTTCACAAATAGTAAGAGTTCCGGCGCCCTCAGTATCAAACCCAACACCGATACCGACCATCAAAGCATCCATCATCCACGCAAAAAGATAGCCTCCTTTTGTGGACAAATCCTTGGTTGAACGAAATGCACAATTAAATAGCCCAGCCGCAGTACGCTCTTCAATAAACTTGGTACCCATCATCCACAGGCCGCGGCCCGGGGGAGTCCATTTGAGGTTGAATAAGCGATCGTATGCTTCTTTCGCGGTCTTCTGTGCTTTGGCGTCATTCCATTCAAGCCCCAGGGCGAATACGTGCTGCTTTTGCATATTGAACATTCCTTCGACAACACGACGACATGTCTGCCACCACTCTTCGGTGCCAGTGGCTTCAGGGTCGAATTCATTTAACCTTCTAGCATATGTTCGCTTAAAGGTAATATAACCAAGCGGCCCCCACGGCACTTCCAGATCCCTATAAGGATCAACAAAAGTGTCTGACAGTCTAAATCTGCGTATGTTGTCTATTGTTCTCATTTAATTTGTTTCCTTCTTAATTTCGTATATTTTTGTTTTAGTAGGTCTTTCTGTTGTCTTTGATCAAGTGCTACCGGTGCCGTGACAACGCCGCTTGGTGTGTTTTGCTGTTGTGGTGTTTTCGGCAATATCTTTATGTTGACATTCGAGGTATCCATAAATATATTATACACCATTCCATCGGGTCCGTTTCTATTTTTTGCAATAAATATTTTACCTTGATTATTCTGCTTATCTTCAATCGTACGTGACACTGAGAGAATAAAGTCTGCAACAAAACATTTATTAAACGCTTCCGAGATTTGTTCCATTGTAATAACTTCTGCACTTAGACCAGACCGGTTAGTTTGCGAAGCTGTCCAAATAGGGCACTGGAATTCTGTCGAGAGTGCTCTCAGTTCTTCATAAATAGAGCCTAACTCTTCTCTCTTCTCCTTTCTTACTTGGACTGGCTTAAGCAGATCCGCATAATCTACAATAACCATTCCAGGAGTAATGCCCCGCTTAATAAGCCGAGAAAGATGTGCTCGGATTGTATTTGTGGAGGCAGATTTAGTGGGATACTCTTTAACAATAAGCGATCCATCAATGTCTTTAATTTCTTCATATACTTCCTCTTTAAAGTTAATTATATCAGATAATGGGTATCCTGTTATACAACTATCATATCTAGTTGCAATAACGGTATCTTGAAGTTCAAGAGTGTAATGAACAACCGTTTTACCTTCTTTTAAAGCTTGAGAGCCAAGGTGAACTAAAACCATTGATTTGCCCGCGCCTGTTGGCGCAATCACAACTCCAAGCTCACTCTTGCCTAAACCGCCGCCAGTGATGTTATCGATCTCGCTCCAGCCGCTAGTAACCGGCCGGCGAAACTTTGGCATAAAGCGCTCTTCAAAGTCGGCCATATAATCATAACCAAAATTATTTTCAGAACCAAGCTTAAGGGCATCGTTAATTGTTTTTGAGATTTCATCAAAAGAACAGTTTTGTAACAGCCCCACAGAGGTTATCATTGCTTCTTTGAGATTTTGTTTTCTGCAGAAATCTAATGAGATTTCTTTAATGTAATCAATATCAGTGAGTTCGCGCTGGTGCATTCTTGTGAAGTAGTTTTCTACTTTTTCTTGAATTACCTCGTCCTCTTCGTCAAGCTCCGTTTTGATAATCGTGAGCATCGCATCTACAGAAGGATGTTTATTGTAGCGGTGTCGGAATTGCAGCATTTTTTGAAGAAAGACACGCAGATATTCTAACTCAATAAAGTTAGCGTCGAGCACTTCTGTGATCTGATCTGCGAATGGTCGATCTTGAAAGATAAGCTGAACAAGTCCCTCTTGGAAGGCTTTTCCATACCTTCCAAAGTTTACTTTCTCTGCTTTCATCAGTACCCCCGCTTAGTGTATATAAGTATACCTGATTTTGTCGTAAAGTCAACCATAAAATTAAAACATTTCTACTGCGTCGTCAAGACACTCGTTAGAAATCTTGTTTAAGTGTGTCTTAAGTTCTTCCCAATTTAACTCACCAAATCCATCTTCGCGCATAAGCTTAATAATCTCAGTTTTGTTAAAGTCGCATTCAAAATTTTCTACAGATTCTTTCACATGTATTTTTGCCTGAACTGACATTTGTGGCGAATAGAGTTGCATCATCTTATAGTTATGCTCAATTAGATCTTTTGCTTCTACAACGTTAGTAAAAAACTTTAGTTTGCTGTCTTCTGATTTGGCTTCACAATGTCCAATCACATCGTCAATAGTATACGTTTTTGACTCTGATAAGAACCCAATGCGTTTAGCGATTGTTTTAAATCCAGCGCCTTTAACACCTGGCAAGTTGTCGGACGCATCTCCAATTACGGCCCGGGCAAGCGCCATATTTGTTGGATGAATTCCTGTTTTTTCAACAATTCTTTTAGAGTTTAAGATTTCATCTTTAACTGGGCGCCATAGCACCGTAGTATCATCGCAGATTTGCATAAAGTCATTATCGTTTGATACAATAATCTTTTGCCAGTCTGAAAAATAATCCAATGAGCATACATAGGAGATCACATCATCTGCTTCAATCTCGGGCAGCATTGTTTGAATAATTGGCATATTATTGAGATATTCAACCACGCGCCCTTGTTGCCAAATCTTGTTTTGCAACTCTTCGTCGTCTGTTAAATTATGTACAGACCTATTCAGCCGAATTGGCTTTCTTCCTGCTTTATAATTTTTATCCATTGTTTTGCGTTTTTTGGAGCCATTAGGGCCATCCCAAC